ACGACGACTGCTCCTCCATGCAGGGCAAGAACTTCGACCGTCTCGCCTCGTTCATGCGCGCTACCCTCATCATCGCCCTCACGATTCCGTCCACCCTCCTCCTGTCCGCGCTCGTCCAGAAGGACGCCGAGATGTGGGCGGTGGTCTACGGCTTGTTCGGTCTCGTGACGTCCGCCGCGACCGTGCACCTCGCCCGCAAGTGTAGCAATGCGGATAAGAAGACGAAGCGTCTCGCCGTGGGCAGCCTCTTGTGCTACATGATGATGTTGCTCGGGGGCGTCTTCCTGTTGAGGAAAAAACCAAAGGTGATTGTATGAGTTTAGTGGACACCGTGCACGCACTGATGGTGCTCATGGCGCACGTCCTCAGCCGGGCGGGAACGTTCACTTTTCAAGAGAAACTCACCCTCCTCCACGTGATCATCCACGCGATGTGTCGTCCTCACGATGGATTGATCGTTCGCGGTCGAGAGCTTCTTTTAAGAAATACATCTGAAACAATAGACCGATTTGGGACCACACCAGGGCGTACACTGCTCCTTTCCGGTACTGGTACGCCATCCAGAACACAGAGGAAATGATTCCGAGGAGGATGTACTTGACGGTGCGCTCACACTTCGTCTCGGTCCTGATGGACTCGAGCATCTGATAGAAACCGATGATGGTCGCAGTCGTGGCGAAGGCGTCGTTAGTTTCCATGTTATATTATCTCAACATAAAAGTATAACATGGACGCTCTACTCGCAAAATTTTCAGGACGCATCGACGCTAAGAAGTTGGTGAGCACGGTGGACGCTATCAAGCGTGACTACATCGACGACGGGCTCACGAAGGAAGACATCCCCGGGATCCTCGGAAAGTTGATCCCGGTGACGGCGCAGTTCAAGCAACTCACCGGTCCGGAAAAGAAGAAACTCGTCATCGGTGTTCTCAACCACCTCATCGAACAGATCGACAAGGGTGAGGAGGACAGCGCCTTCGAGACGACCCTCAAGGCACTCGTGCCCCCGATGATCGACACGATCGCCGGTGTGATGAAACTCAAGAAAAAGTTGTGCCCGTGCTTGTCGGCATAAAAACACCGGACGATATAAGATTAAGTAAACAAAATGCAATTCCCCACTTTGGAAACCATTGTACAATACGGCGTGTACACCGTAAAAGAATTAGAACGGTTTTCAAAGGAGAGACAAAAAAGAAAAATCACAGTCTTGAACGAATGTGAGACGTGCGACTTCGTCTACTCCGGTCACTCGTGTGACAACTGTTTGGGCTTGATCACCAGACCCAAGGCGGACTCCAAGTTGTTGTGAGTCCTCTTCAGGGGTTTCGCCCGCTTCAATTTGAGGGGTTCGTTCTGAACCTCACTACTTGTTATTTCCTCCAACTTCTTCGCGTTGTTGGAAATAATGGGAATCGACACGTCTTCGAAGGAATCGCGATCCACCGGTTTCGGTGGCTCCATGTCTTTGTCCGCGCCTGCCCTGAATTCTTCGATGTCCAGGTCACCACCGAACACTTTTAGCTTGTACCGGTACGGTGCCGGTTTTACGTGACCCATGATTCCATACATTCTCTTCCGCATGAGAAGAATGTTCCCACAGATTCTCCCCCCCAAGTTACATCCGTGTTTGTCAATGGCGAACGACTTCATGCAAGACCAACTGCAAAAAGTCCCGGTCGTGTGGAACTTTCTGGTTCTCTCGTCGTATTTATATGGCATCTCCAAATGTTGACCCTCGAACGGGTGGCAACACCACCAACACCAAGACATACTTAAGTTTTTGTGTAATCCTTTAAGTACCGTTGTTTTCGGACGAGAGGAGCACCGCCATGAGGAGGAGACAGCATATGCACGAAGAAGACGACAGGAACGTCCCGGTGCCACCGGCGGCGATGAGTTTCATGTTTTTTTCCAAGAACGTCGGGGGTTCGAGTTCTTCCTCTTCCTCGATCTGCTTTTGTTCAATCTCACCCTCTTGCTGACCGGCGTCCTGTTCTATCTCACAATTCATGTTTATTTCCGAATCCACAATGTGTCCACCCACGTTCAATTCTTGGACGCAGAAATCCAGATTGAGGGCGCAATCCGGACGCTGTTCGGGAAGGTACGTGTCACCCGCGTTGGCACACACCCTGCCCCGACAGTGCATGCGAGCCTCCAAGGCTCTCCGAGCCATCGTCCCAGCCCTCGAATCCGGTAGATCCTTAACGATCAAATCGTGCTCCATCTGCGCGGTGGAACACCCGGCGGCGGCGGGATCGAGCTCGCACACCCCATTGATGGCGTTGTAACACCGACACCAGTTGTCGTTTTTGTGTTTCTTGCACCACTTCGTCGCGAGCTCGTCGTACAACTGCGTGCCAATCTCGTTCGTCGAACACGTCGTGTCTGTTTTTATCCGGTCTCCTGCACCGCAGTATCCCCTCGCCAACGCGTTCGCGTCTCCTATGTCTTTACACTTCCCTTTGCCCACGTTGTGATTCCGTCGCTCAGCGGTCTGTTTGCAGTACAAATCCACACCGGTGTGGTAGTACGAGACACACTGCGCATGGTTTTGATAGTGTTTACTCGGTGACGTGACCGGGTCGATGTAATAATTTCTCCACCACGCATCGCTGTAGTTTTTACTATGATGATACGATGGTTGACTGCACCAGTATTTTGGTGGCGGTGGCGGTGGTGGTGGTGGTGGCGAACCCCCCATTGCTTCCTATTGTATGCCACATAAAATTATTTAACCCCAGCCATGGCACCCAAGATTATCAGCACCAACAAACAAATGAACGACACCGAGGCGAAGAGTGTGGTCCCACCTCCTGCAGCGAGTAAAATTTTATTCTTCTCCACGAAAGACTTCTCCTTTACAACTTTTTTTTTCGGTTTAGGAGCAGTCGGGTCACACGCCTGGTCCTCACCGTTGATGGTCTGGTAACAAAACTGCAAAGTCAAGGGATCGTTCACAGTCATCTCACTTACTGTCTAAGAGAGATAATAAGTATTGCACAAGTTGCTTTCTGTTGCCCTCACGCTTCTTGATGGCATTCACAACGCGCTGTTCCTCCTTGGCGCCAAACTTGAAACCACCCTTCTTAAGTTTCGCCATGATCATGAACACATTCGGCTTCGGTTGGTTCTCGATGTATGCGATGGCTCCGGAGATACTCGGTTGACCTTTCTTGAATTCACGTCGTCCCCTGACGAAGAAAATGAGGGCGAACACGAGGGCCATCCCGAAAAGGATTTGAAACGTCTTCATCTTTTTTACAATACGTCTACAAAATAATTACTTTCGGGACAACAACACGATGGCTAAGCAAACGAGGGACAGAGAAGAGACGACGACGAATTGTCCGAACGCCATCGCTTCCGACTCCATCTTGGTCGGTTTTTTGTCCACGTTCCAATCGCCCAACTCCGGTGCCGGTCCGAAACTCGCCAGGAGTTCCTTTAATTCTTCCTCGGTGCGTTCGTCACCCTCCAAGACACAGTGTTTCACGATGGTGTTCACCGGGGTCTCCCCGAGGTCCCACTCGCGCCCGCAGATGCTCACCGGTTTGCACTCCGGTTTGTTCTTCGGAAGGAAGACGTCCGCCGGGCACACCCCGGTGCGACAGTGACGGTTTTTCACGATGGCGTCGTATCCTTCTGGACCAAGAGCGACGTCGTCCCGAAGGCTCTCCGGGACCACCGTGTTCTTGCACACCGGGTTGTTCGGCATCTCACCGCACCTCTTGTTGACGATGTTGTAGCAGTTGCACCACCGTTGGTCGTGTCCGTGCTTTTTGCAATACGCGGCAGCCATCTTTTCGAAACGTTCCGTGCCGAGGTAGTCCGGTGTACACAAGCGTTCCGTCGTTCCCGCGAGTGGGTTCATGTTGTGTCCTTGTTCACAAAATTGCTTCACCAAGCGGTCGTACATACCCACGAGTTCGGCGTTGTTGCCCATGTTGTCACTCAGCGTTTCCAGTTCTCGTCCGTTCGTCGCGCTGTAGGCGCACGCGTACTTCTTCCCCGCCGACTTTTCAACTTGTGTGCCGCCTGGGCACCCACTATTGGTATCGACGCGGTCGAGTTTGCCAGGCATGGAGGATGGGATCTCCGTGATTTGAATGGAAGAGATTTCGTCGTTCCAGTCATCGCCCACGTACGAACTCGAGCCACGCATCAAAAACCTTTTACCCTTAAAGTCTTGGTCGGCGTAGGCGACGATGTTGCAATGCTCCCCGGAAGCGACGCTCCAGCTACTGATTTCATCCTCAGTCAGCCAGTCAGAAGACACCTTGTAACTTTTCGTGATGTCCATGTTGTTACCGCCAAAGTCCTTATGTTCGAACACCCTGACTTTGCAACTCATATGTTACAAAGAGATGAGAAAATTTTTCTGTGCTATTTGTAAATTACGTCAGGGCATCATGGGAGGTTCGAAGTCCCAGATGGTTCAACAGTTTTTCAACATCAACGCCGTGAACGAGACGATTACAAATCAGGTCACCAAGAACCGAACCACGGTGAGTGCGTCTCAAACCAACATTCAAAAACTTTCCATCATCATCGCCGGTTCGGTCGTCGGATGTGACATCAAGATGAACCAAAAGATCGCCGCTAACAACGTGAGTACGGTGGAATCCGCAGTACAAACCGTGGTGGACATGAAGTCGGACATTCAGAACACCATGGAACAAAGCGCTGAGGCGAACATGGCGATGCTCACCGAGTTGGGTTCCCTGAGTGACTTGATAGGTGAGAGTAATCAAGACATTCGTCAGGAAATCAACACGACCATCCGCAACGTGGTGGAGACAAACATCACGGAGGAGAACATCACGGAACTGATGGCAGAGCAGGTGAACATTCAAAAGTCAGAACTGATCATCGGTGGTAACTTCGACTGCAGAGGTGGCAGGGGTACGATCGATGCGTCCCAAGATGTCGTGGCTCAACTCACAGCCACGGCTGTTGGGAACATGTTGACCGAGAAACTCATGGAAAATACCATGGTCAACACCGTGACGCAGTCCGCCGCCGCCTCCGTGTCCCAGGAAAACACCGGTTTCGCATCCATCGTCGATTCGGTGGGTGGCGCCGTGTCCGGTATCATTTCGTCGTCCACCGGGATCTTCTGGATCATCGGGTGCGTCATCTGCGTCGCCCTGATCGGCATCGTTGTGTTCATGATGTCTCCGGCTGGACAAAACATCGGCAAGTCCGCCGCCGGTAGAATCTAATTAAAGTTAAAGAGTAAGTATTCATTTCTTTATAGATGATTTTGAGTATCGACGTCGGTATTCGAAATCTGGCAATGTGTTTGCTTAACGAAACCTCGAATCTCATCGTGGAGTGGGACGTCAGCGGAGTTCCACCGGAGCACAAAGATGGGTTGTACGTGTCGTTAAGAAAACACCTGGACGAGCGACCGTGGGTCCTCGACGCGGACGTCGTGCTCATTGAGAAGCAACCGGAGAGAAACAAGAAGATGGTTTCCGTGATGCACTTTTTGCACTCCTACTTCGTGATCAAATCCCCGCGAGCGGAGACCATCCTCTACGACGCTAGACACAAGATTCCAGACGTCGCCGGGGCTGGAAAGACCCTGTACCGGAAGAGGAAACACTCCGGTGACGTCAACAATCACTGGGTGGACCTCTTCAACGTTTCAAAGAAAAAAGACGACCTCGCGGACACGGTGATGCAGGCGCTCTCGTACACGAGACGGGTGGAGCCCACGCCCTCCGTGGCGAAGAAATCCAAAAAGGTGACACCCCGGAAACCCACCCCGAACCAGAAGGAGACGAAATATTCCAATGCGAACTTGGCGTGGATCTATAAAAACAAACCGGAGTGCGAGGTGTTGGAGAACAACAAGAGGTTCATGAAAGATCTTCACCGATACTACCGGAGCATCGACGAACTGGTGGAAGAAATAAAATGATGATTCATTGTAGGTATGTTGTTCAACACGTACGTCATAAACCTGGACTCACACAGGGAGAGGTTCGACGTGCAATCGAGACACCTGCGAGACGCCGGGGTGTCCTCCATCGTGCGCGTTCGAGGGCACACCCCCGACGAGATCCCTCGCGAGGAGAGACACCGGTACTTCAAAAACCAATCCTTCATGCCGGGGACGAACATGGCGTGCGCTTATTCCCACCTGCAAGCGCTTCGGCGCTTCGTGGAGACGGACCCACACGACGTGGCGCTCGTGTTGGAAGACGACGCCTTCCCCCTCGTGAACGCGGAGACGCTCCGGAAGAAACTCCGGGGCGCGGACGTGGACTGGGACCTCCTCATGCTCCACTGCGATGGGTTTTGCCCAACCTCGAGGGCACCGGCGGGAAGGATGTCCGCGTCCATGGCGGCGTACTTTGTCACGAAGGAGGGCGCCCGGAAACTCCTCCGACACAAGTACCACTACCAATTCGACATAGACACGAGTAACCTCGGCGACGTGAGGAAAATTGTGGAACCGGTGAACTCGTTTTGGACCGATGAGGACGCGGAGATGTCTGGGAAATCCAGTGTGAACAGGAAACGCGTCACGTACTGTCCTTCGGCGTTGAAGAACGTCAAGGGAAACCGGGGTGAGAAAAACGTGTGCCACGCCATGTGGTACAAAATTTTTCGCATACCGGGGATTGGGTACGAGGTGACTTCTTTCGACGTCATAGTTGGTCTTTTATTTTTTGGAATTTTCTCTCGTCTATGGATGAGGCGCTGACCCGAAGTTTAGAGAAGATGTTCGTTTTGCTCGACGTGCGGGAGATGTCTTCCGTGATCACGGACAGACCGTTGCACACGTCGGGTTTGTTCTCCTTGTCAGGAAACTCTCGGTTGAAGGCGTGAATGCTCGCGCTCGGGATGTCCGGAGCCTCGTCCAAGAGCCTGTCGTATTCCGCGCGACACCTCTCGACGAACTCCATGACGGGGACGCGGTCTTTCCTGTCCAGAGAGAGTTCCATGTCTATCGAACGGTAAAACTTTGAGTAAAGAACACACATCTGTGAGTGATGTTCGCACAACTTTTGCGCCTGCGAAAACTTACTGACAGACGTGAGGATGCCACCCAACACATTGAGAAAGGCGAACGCGTATTGAACCATGATGATGGCGTGAGTAGGGGCGTCCTCTTGGTTTGGTGTTAAAACGGCGAAACCACCTACTCCGGTAATGCTCGATATGACTATGGCGGGATAGGATAACCAATCGTTTTGTCTCTTGAAAAACAACCTCGCGTGGTTGTGGCACCACCGGTATCCGGCAGCCCTCTCCGCCCATCTTCGAACGAGCAACTCTTGTTTTTCGCACCACATGGCGGTGCTCGCCGTCGAGGAGCTCGCCTCTGGACTCATGCATTTGTGAGAGATTTTTTTATCTCCGTCGCCCTATTCCGGGCGAGGGTGTCCACCTTCTCGTTGAGAGCGTTTCCGGCGTGCGCCTTGACCCACTTAAACTCCACCTCGTGCATGTTACACCGGAGGAAGTCTATCTTTTCCCACAGTTCCCGGTTCTTCACAGGCGCACCGTTGGAAGTGGTCCATCCCCTCTTCTTCCACCCGTGGATCCAAGACGTGATTCCCTTCTGCACGTACGTGGAGTCGGTGTGCACCTTCACCTTGGTGATCCCCAACTCTATGCACTTTTCCAGCGCGTGCGCCACCGCGGTCATCTCCATGATGTTGTTCGTGGTTCGCGCTTCGCCGCCGATGAGTTCGAACCCCGGACCCACGCACGCCCACCCACCGGGACCGGGGTTCCCCAAGGCGCTTCCGTCGGTGTACACGTCGATCATGTTTTAAATAATATACAACTTAATTTTTTATCTCACGTAAGATTATACCAGAAGAAATGGATCCGATTGTGATAATCGTCGGAATCGTCGTCGTCCTCTTCTTGGCGTTCTTCTTGTTCGCCGGTGACGGCGGGGACGCCGTGGTCCAATCGACGTCGGAGGAGTCCACCGGGACCGGGGACACGGTGCTTCCCATTGAGGAGGGTTCCGATGTGGAGAACCTGAACACGGAGACCGTGAACGAGGAGGTCTCCGAGAGCGCGCCCAAGGTGGAGAAGCCCACGGACGTCTCCGGATGCGTCGGATGGTTCAACGGTGACTCGTGGGACGAAGAGCAAAACGTGTGGAAGGACCTCTCCGGACAAGGAAACGACGTCACGGACATCACCGGGACGATCGAGTCCACGTCCAACGATTCCTCGAACAACGTCAAGTACGTCTTCGGCGACACCACGGCGGGTCTCAAGTTCCCACAGGCGTGCATGACCACCGGTAGAAAGTACACCCTGTTCCACGTTGCCCGGTACGGTAAGGGCACGACCTTCGGTCGCATCTTCCAAGGCACGACGAACGATTTCGTCTCCGGGTTCTACGACGGAAAGATCGGGGGCGCCCACCGGTCCGGAAGCGGGTGGATCGCGCACAACATCGAGCCCACCAGAGACCCGTCCTTCATCGTGAGCACGGACCAGAAGCACATGTTCCGCCTGAACGGTCTTCACCGAAGCGGCGCCACGAACTTTTCCGCCAACATCCCGTCCCAGTTGACCATCAACGACGGCGACGCCCCGGAAGAGAAGAGCGATTGGGAGGTGGCGGAGGTCATCTTCTACAGGGGTGAGTTGAATCTCGACCAGATTCGAAAGATTGAGAATTATTTGATGAAGAAGTACCGCATCTTGAAGGCTATCCGCCCCGGTGTGAACATGTTTAACTTTGCCGATGACGGCGACGATCTCGAGCGCCTCAACAACATGGGCGCCCAGTGCGGTGAGGAAGGGGTTATGTACTTTAACCGACTTATCCGTCACCAAGACAGGATCGGGAGACCCCTCCGACGCAGACAGTTTGACAACTCGTGCATCCAAGGTTTGGATGGGTCCGTCGACGAAAAACAAACCGAGTACGTGAACACGAACAAGCCGTGGAGGGAGGGATGGCAGACCCTCATGAACTTGGACTGCGGGGAGAAGGGCATCGGTGGGTACACGTTCGAGGAGGCGTCGAACGGAACCAAGGTGCGCACCAAGTACTCGTGTCACAGCGCGCCCCTCTCCGCTCGTTCGTGCACGGACGAGAGCGTGGAGATCAACCCCGCCGAGAGAAACCTCAACGCCTCCCTCAACAACGTGCAGATGAACTGCGGGCAGAAGGCGATGACCAGACTCCGGTTCGTGGAGGAGGATGGAAAGTACAAGTATAAATATCAGTGTTGCAACTTAGAAGACATGTAAAAAAAATGTAATTGTAAAGTATAGATTATGATTGCCATCATCATTGGGATACTAGTCTTAGTCATCGCGATCGCGGCGTTCTACCTATCCGGAGGTTTCGACGCCGGTCCCGGACCGGTCGCCGCACCAACGTTAGAAGACATTCCACCGGAAGACATCGGAATGGACATCAACATTCAACTCCCCGAGGAGGACGAAGAAGATGAACTCCAGGAAGACTTTTCCATGGTGGAGTTTTCCGTCCCAGAGGAGAGTGGTAAGTTCAAGCCCACTTCCATCGGTGGTCTCGTCGGGTGGTTCACCGGGTCGAGTTTCGACAACGACACCGGGGAGTGGAACGACATCAGTGGCAACGACAACCACGCCGTAGACGTGTTGGGTAGTCCGGAGAGCATCGAGGGTGACCGGGGTTCGAACAATCAGAAGTACGTCATCGGCACCGAGAACGACGGTTTAAAGTTCCCGGTCGAAGTCCTCACCACCGGGCGAAAGTTCACCATGTTTCACGTCTCCAGATACAACACTGAGCAGATCGTGGATTATGCCGCCCCTGGAATGGGGAGAATTTTCGATGGCACCGACAACGGCTTCGTCTCCGGTGCACATGGTGGCAAGACTGGGTGGGCACACAGAAACGGTTCCGGTGCGATCACGCACGGAAGTGTTAACAAGACCTTCTTTAACAAGTTCTCGGTGAACACCGATCAAAAGACCCTCTACCGGTTCAATGGTGTGCAGAGAAGCGGTCTCCCGAACCTGTCCGCGCTCACACCCGGTCAGATGACGATCAACTACGGCGAAGCGCGCGCTTCGAACTACGGTCAGCACGGTGAGAAATCTGTGTGGGCAGTCGCCGAGGTCTTGTTCTACGACCGTGAACTCTCCGGGCAAGAGATTGAAAAGATCGAGGACTACCTCTTCGCCAAGTACGGTGTCAAGAAGTTGGCGTACAGTCACCAACACGTGCGCAACCCGTTTAAGAAGGAAATCGACGGCATTCAAAACATGGGCGTGTCGTGTGGAAACCAAGGCGCACTGTCGAGCACGTATTTGAGACGTCACTACTCTCGTTATACACAACAAGACGAGAACGGAAACGACGTGCAAGTCGTTTTACCGAACGGGAACTATTACTTCGAAAGTGGGTGTGTCCAAGGAATCTCCGATCCGGTGGACGGTACGACGAAATCGACCGAACCCGTCGAAAGACTTGACAGCGAGACCCTGAACAATGACGGTGACGCGTGGTTTGATTCGGCACAAAAGGTGTACAACATGAATTGCAGAACGTCCCCGCTCACGGAATACAAGTTCAAGCAGGTGGGTGAAAAGATGAAGAGCGATTACACGTGTTCCTCGAGAAAGGTTGTTGAGGACTCATGCGAAGACAAGTTGTCGGAGAACCCGAGCCGGTCCGCCGATGGAAACTTTTTCAAGAGCATGCACTTGGAGAAAATCGACTGTTATCCAAAGGTGTTGACGGCTATGGAGTTGGTGAAGAATCCGGAGGGTGAGGGGTACCGCATCAAGGGTAAGTGCTGTAACCTCGAAGACGTATAAGTTAGACATATTTGCAAAACAAAAATTAAGATGCTTGATTATGAATCATCTTAATTTTTGATATATTTATACTAAAATGTAGCCACGAATCTCTTAGTTGGAGAAAGCAAGGCCACCCATACCGGATTGCACGCGGAGGACGTTGTAGTTGGTCGCGAACATGTGCATGGTAGTCTTCGCCGTGTTCTTGAGGGTGACGGAGACTTGCGCGTTGTCAATGCGCGAGAAGTTGCACGTGCCAGTCGGTTGGTGCTCTTCCGGGCGGAGGGCGAACGAGTAGCAGTACACACCCGGGTACGGGGTACCGGAGTGGTGCATGTACGGCATGACTTGGTTGTAGAACTTGCCGTCTTGAGCCTTGGCGCGGTCTTGACCGTTGAGGACGAGCTTGAATTCCGAAAGCGGACCGTAGGAACCGGACGTGCCTTCTTCAATCCAGCGCTGACCGGAGCCACCGGTACCCACGGCGTAGAGCGGGGCACCAACTTGTTCGACCGGGACGAACGCGTTGGAGTCAGCGAGCGCAGTCGGATCGGTTTCGAGGACAATGGAATCGTTGTCAGAGTTGGAAGTGAAGTTCCACGCGGCGGCGTTACCGACGGTACCGTCGTTGAAGCACCAGACGAGTTCCTTCACCGGGTGGTTGTAGGACAAACGAACTTGCTTGGTACCGTTTTGCGTGACGGTGTCCGTGCCAGTGTGTTGCGTTTGTTCAATGAGGTATTCGTGCGCCTTTTGCGAGAATCGGCGGCGTTCTTCGGTGTCAAGGTAGATGTAGTTACCCCAGACCTTGAAAGTGGAACCATCCGTGTAACCGGAGAATTCACTGGAGAGGTCGAAGTCGAGGCGGACTTCGTGGTACTGCAAAGCAATGAGCGGGAGAGCGAGACCCGGGTTGCGGTTGAAGTAGAAGATGAGCGGCAAGTAAACGCTGTTACCGGAGCCGGACGTCATCTTACCCCACTGAGCCTTCTTGGAGGAGTCCAAGTAGAGCTCAGAGTACAAACGCCACCACTTTTGGTAGCACTTGTCGATGCGCTGACCACCGATGGACAATTCAACGTCCTTAATCGCACGCTCAGCCGCCCACGACGCGGCGAGACCGCCGACGGAGGACGTGTTGAGGGACGCGGCGACCATTTCGACGTACATTTCACCGATCAAGTCACCATTGCGAGCGATCGTAACGGACACACGACCGTTGTTAGCCGGGGTACCGTTGACGGTTTGTTCGATGACTTCCATCGCGAAGTTCGTGTGACGCTTGTAAACCGCTTGGAAGAAGGTCACCTTAGGAGACGCAGTGAGGTACGTGTCTTGCGCGCCGTACGCGACGAGTTGCATGAGGCCACCAGCCATGTTGAGAGTTGTTGTACTATACACAGAGAAAATAATTTTGGGTGATCTCTCCTGTCCTGACGCATGTCACCGGTACCCTCGCGCCAAAAATCCGATTACCATTTTCTAGGACAATCATAAATCATGCAACGCCCTGAGGACGAAGACATTGAGGACGATATCGAGGAGGGCGAGATCGTCGTCACCGACGAAGAAGAATTTTCCGAAGAGGAGGAGGATGAAATTCAGGAGGAAGGCGACGAGGAATTCGAGGATGAGTTTGATGAAGACATGATCGCTGATCCGGTGAGCGACATGACGGATATGCTGGTGAACGTACTCACGACCCCGGACGGGGACACCATCCCGAGCGCTCTGGTCAACATCGCCACCCAACTCGAAAATCAAAACAGAATTTTGATTAAAATTTTTTCAGCCCTGAAGAATTTTGGAGGCGAGTAAATAATTTCTCAAATAAAGGTACGGTTCGATATACAATTAGGAAAAATTATGGCGACACATTTCATTGACAAAGAGCCCAACCGTGGAGAGTCTGATTTACAACAAAAGTACAATCAGATTCAGACTCTCGACGCAAACAAGATCATTGAAGTAGTCCGCGCGCTGGAGGCGAAGTGGAAACTCCTACCGGAGCACTGCAACAACGTGTCGTTCTCTCGGCTCGGCTTCACTCAGTTCTTCGCCCCAGAAGAGATCGATGAGAAGACCGGATTCCCGAGGGACATACAGATGCGCATCGTGGACACGAAGCGTGACCGTGAGCTCGGGTTCCTGAAGAACGTCGCATCTCGAGTGAAGGCGCTGGAGATCACCACACAGTTGCCGGATGAGAGCGACGCGGGGGGCGCCGGTCTCATGCTTAGCGAGCGGTTGTGTCGCCTGATAAAACAAGTGGACGAGGGATTCAAGAACGTGCGCTTCTACTTTAAGGCGGGGCAGCGCATATCGGACCCGAGAAACCAACCGGACAAGTTCGACGCCGACCCGGAGTACTTCGACGCGAACCCGATGGACGCGGTCAAGCTCGACAAGTGCAACCCACACCAACGGGCGATCGTGGCGTGCCTCAACGAGACCTACCGGAAGGAGATGCGACGGTACAAGGACAACTGCATGATTCAGCGACGAAGCGAGGGGCACTACACGCGCGCGTGGAAGCCGACGCACACGATCAAGGCGTTCGTTCACGAGTTCGCGGACAAGGACATCAACTTTGATTTCTGGCAGGACATCACCTCGAAGGGTCGGGGCATCGACGACGTGATTCGTCACCTGTCTTCGTGCCACGACTCTCAGTTTCCGGAAATCATAAAGGACCGACACATGTGGTCGTTCAAGAACGGGGTCTTCCTGGGAAAGGTGTGGTGCCCGGAACAAGGTGTGTACGACTGCAAGTTTTATCCGTACGAGAGCAAGGAATTCATGTGTTTGGACCCGACCAAGGTGAGTTGCAAATATTTCGACCAATACTTTGAGGACTACTCCCACGTCTCGGACTGGTACGACATCCCAACCCCATACTTTCAAAGCATCATGGACTACCAAGGCTTTGAGGTGGACGTGTGCAAGTGGATGTACGTGATGGGCGGTCGCCTGTGTTACGACACCGGGGACTTGGACCACTGGCAGGTGATAGGTTTCTTAAAGGGGGTGGCGCGTTCCGGTAAATCCACCCTCATCACAAAGGTGTTTAAAAAGTTTTACGAATCTGAGGACGTCAAGACGTTGTCGAACAACATCGAGAAGAAGTTCGGTCTGTCTTCCATTTGCGACGCACTGTTGTTCATAGCCCCCGAGGTGAAGGGCGACCTCGCCCTGGAGCAGGCTGAGTTCCAGTCGCTGGTCTCCGGTGAAGACGTCTCGATCGCGGTGAAACACGCCCAAGCTCGAAGCATGGAGTGGCGCACACCGGGTGTGCTGGGTGGAAACGAGGTGCCTGGGTGGAAGGACAACTCCGGGTCCATCCTCCGGCGCATCCTCCCGTGGAATTTTAGCAAGCAAGTCAAGGACGCGGACCCAAACTTGGACGCCAAGTTGAACGACGAACTGCCAGCCATCATGCTCAA